AAGTTTGGCTATCCTTGCAATCATGGTTGGAGGAATGCTACCTTTCTCAGCTTTAACTAGTGAATAGTTTATAACTCTGGTTGCAATAACACTAGAAATATCAGCTCTAAAGTCATCATCTTTACCTACAGCTGCAGTTAAAGAACCAATAACATAAGCCTCATCTTTCTCAAAGATATCTTCCGGAGAAATAATTCTGTCTAGTTTATTATTAATAAACATAGTAAACATACTAGAGAAATCTACACCCACTGAACCTTCACCGATCATTTGTATCATAGGTAAGTTATCCTCAAACTTAGGTATAGAAGTTATACCATTGAAGAAAGTAGTTACAGATCTTGGATTAACTCTTTGAGTTACCAATTCTGGATGCATCAACATGAAGTTAATACATCTACCATCTATGTTTGAAGTCTCTGCCCACTTAGCCCATACACTTACATCATATTTTAACTCAACAGAGATAAATCTAGTCTTCTGAGCTACATCTAGACTAGTAACATTATAGTCACCGTTGTCTGGATTAGTAGTTAAGATAACATGCCAGTTAGCAGGAAGCTTCCATGATACATATTCCTGTCTGTCTAAGATCTCCATGGTTGCTTGCATAAATCTATGATCAGCTCTAGTATAATCATCTAAGATTAAGAAACCACCTTCACCTTTACCCTGAATCCATTCAGGAGCAGCATGTGACATTCTCTTTCCAATAACTTTGTATCCTTTTGCACTAGCTGCAGATATCTGAGACTCATTAATCCATGTAGTCTTACCTTCAGCATTTTGTATTTCAAATTCTTTTACAGGAAAACCTACCAAGTCACCTAATTCTTCTAACTGAGATAAATTAAGCTTTACAACTTGCATTTTCATCTCTTTACCTAACTGCATGATGGCTGAAGTTTTACCTAAGCCCGCATCACCCTCAATATTAATAGCCACAGGAACCTTACCGTCCTTCTGAATTTGCTGGTTATTAGTAACCATATGCTTGATAAAATTCTTTAACTCTTCTACATTTAATTGAACTTGACTCATCTTTTTTTGTTTTTATAATTCTAATTTAATAACTTTTCCTGGTAAATCTGTATTCATACTAGATCTCTCTGACAATACCCATAGGACATTTCCTCTAGGTTTAACATCTGTATCACATTCACCATCTGTAAAATACACCAGGCTTGTATATTTTTTAGTGTTTGCATTATAATACTCTAGGACAGGGTCAAACTCAGTTCCTCCCCTACCTTTAACTTCTATCTCATTCTTACCTTTGTAAGGTGCAATAGATTTAATAGTTGTATCACATTGGATGATAGTTATTTCTACACCAGCTTTATAAATATGGTGTATCTCATTCATGAACTCTTTAAGCTCAGAATCACTAACAGAACCAGAAGTATCAATACCCAACAACATGTGTTGTTTCATCTTAATCTTGAGACCAGGATTAGCATCAAATCTTCTATTCTCTTTTCTTCTGATTTTCTTGGTAAATACATGAGTACTTATACCAGTAAATCTTCTGATATAACCCCGCCAATCAAACTTAGCCTTAACTATCTCTTCTATAATTATAACTCCCTCTATCTCACCTGGAACAGTACCTCTTTTCTTCTCAGTTTGTTCCTTAGCATCAGTAAGGACTTTCTGTAACTGTTTCTCTATAAGTTTCTGTTCAGCCTCTGTAAGATTCTCAAAGTCTTCCCAAGTACCATGATCTGGTGTATCACCATTCTCTATATCATCTAGAAGACTATCCATATTACTGTCACCACAAGTACCATTTTGATCTTTTTTATCCTTTGCTTCTTTCAGCTTATCATAGTAATATCTACAACCAGCTTTTCTATCAAGATTCATATCAGGATAATCATCAATCATAATACCTCTAGCTGGAACCTTGTTTGCTAGTTCCATTATCTCTTCTACAGGAGCATCTCTTTCTCTTGCAGCAGCTATCTCAATTTTAACTTGATCTCTGATATCATCTATTTCCTCTTTGGTATACTCACCACCCGGAAGCCAGTTGTTATCAATATACTGATTGATCTCCATGTCCATAGCTACATTGGCCATTCTCTTATCACTAAACTTAAAGAAAGTAGTAAGATGTCCAAATGCTATATGCAACAGCTCATGCTTAAGCAAACCTAATCTATGATTTTCACTAAGACTTTCCCAGAAATCATCATTGATAGTAAGCTGATAATTAATACCATTCTTACTAACACCTGCAGTTGGAACTCTTCTTTTGTCCCACACTTTATTCAACATAATGAGAAAGAACCCATAATAGGGCTCAAGAAGCATTAAAGTTTTTGAAGTTCTTGCTAAACTTTCACTTTTATTTAATATATTCATATTATAGTATTATATTTGTACTATGGTTATAAAACAAAACAAAGGATATAAATTACCCTTATCTAAATTAGAAATAATTGATAAATATATTCATGGTGACTCATGCTATACATTAGCAAAACAATGTAATTGTACACCACAAACCATTTATTCAATTATTAAAAAATCTGGAACACAACTCAGAACATTAGCTGAAGCTGCTACAAAATATACACATGATAAAGATTTCTTCAATGAAATAAACACTGAAGAAAAAGCTTATTATCTTGGTTTACTGTATGCAGATGGTAATGTTACTAATAAAGTTGTATCCATATCATTACAAGAAAAAGATAAAAATATTTTAGAAAAGTTTAAAAATCATCTTAATTATACTGGTCCATTACTAGTTATTAATAAACTAGGTAATAGACAAAATCAGATTAAACTTTCTATAACTTCATCTAAACTTGTAAAAGACTTGCTTAAACATGGTCTTTATCCAAATAAAGGTACAACTTTAAGTTTTCCATCTACTGTTCCAGAGCACTTACAACATCACTTTATCAGAGGCTATTTTGATGGTGATGGTTGTATTTATGCAAATAATACATCTAAAGATTATTTGTTTAGCATGTTAGGACCAAAAGACTTTTTAATTAAAGTGCAAGATATACTAATAAATAGTCTTGCTGTTAATAGAACTAAATTATATAATCCTAAAAACTGCAAGACTACTCAATTACATGTTTTAACTTATCAAGGCAAACAAAACATAAACAAAATTTTTAGTTTGCTTTACTTAGATGCTACTATTTTTTTAGATAGAAAATATAATAAGTTTCAACATTAAGTCTTTAGCAGCTTTACTTAGACTTTGTACTTTATCCATTAGTCTTTTATTTTAATATTTATCTCAAATTTATCAGTAGGATACCCCACCTGATCTAGAAAACCAACCATGTCAACTACAAAAGATTCCATAAATAATTCTACAGATGCTTTACTAGCTTTGTTGGCTGTCATTAAACTAAGAGTTTTAGGACCAGTAAGTTTCTTATCATCCATACCAAGACCCTCAAATCTCTTATATATTTCAGGACATGAGTCCTTCCATTCACTCATACTAGCATAACCATACTTAAGTAGTACTAATAGTTCTCCAGTATATTCTTTAAAATCTACATTCTTTAATGCCTCAAATGCTACAACATGATTCTCTGTGTCCTCAGACTTAAGCATGCCTAGCAAGTTTCTTGTTTCTTCTTTGTTAAAAATCATCAGTCTTCAATTTTTAGTGTTTTAATTGCCCATTTCTCAGGTTTACCAGATTCAATCATAGTAATCCATTCCTTTGCTGTTGGAATGTAATTGTTGCAATCCTCTTTAACATGTTGTTCTGCAACATATCTTGTATACACAGTTTTACCATCTGAATTAATAAAACTTTTTCCAAACACTCTTTCACATTCAAATATCCCTTCACTGTGGTGACGGAACATTCTATGCATGCTATGACCAATCCAGGCCTTAGTTTCATCTAACCACTCATGAATAGCCTGATAATCAGATACTTGACCTTTCCATTTTCTGACAGATGATTTACAATGTTCTAAAGGATGTGCCATTACTTTTTCTTTAAATGTTCAACTACTCTTTCCCAATAACTTCTAGCTTTCATTCTACCATCTTGATATGGTGCTAATGCAAGTGTTGCTACAGCAGACTTTAATGCTTCTTCTTTAGCTTCATCAATACCATGTAGCTTAATAGCATAGGCATACATTTCATCAGCTTTTTCTTTTTCACTCATCTTCTGCTTTTTCTAGTAAAGATCCTTCATGAAAGTAATCTTCTGTCTCAGTAACTCTTACATGGTTATTTATAATATATTTTCCTGAAGGAACAGATATACATAAATTACCAAAACCACCTTCATTATTCCACCAATCTTCTATATCATTAAGAATAGTTTCTTGTGCAAAATCTTCAATTAAAGAATAAGCACTTGAATCTAACTCTGCCAAATTTGAATCATTTTCCCAATCATTTATATTATCACAAACATCTTCTGGAGTATTACACTTTTCTGTTGTATATCCAATCCATTCTATGGCACCGGAGTCTCCTCCACCATCATATTTTACTTTAACACCTGTAATACCAAGATCAGCCAACTTAAATAAGAGGCTTGTTAATTCTACTTCAGTCATAATTATTTTATTTTATAAAATCTTCCAAGAATGTTACCATTCAAATACTGTTCTTTTTCAAGAACTTCCCTAAGAAATTGATACTTGGTCTCATAATATGTCAATTCTGTTTTAGAAAAACATATCTTAACCATAAATCTTTTTATAACCACTCCTTTCTTGTGAGCTTCTTTAAGAGTAACATTACTACTATAATAGTTTTGATAACTAGGTTTAGTAATAGTTGTATACTTCTTAGTTCTTTTGTCAGTTATGTTCTCAAGTTCTTTTTTACCAAATTTCTTTTTAGTTACTGAGTAAAAATTCTTCTTGCCAACATACCTTACAGACTTACCATCAATCATTGCTTCCATCTCATACACAAATCCCACAGCTCCTTCTGGAATCATGTTCTCTTTAAACTCCTTTCCTTGATAGATCCAGCTCATATCTCATATGTATTAATTGTCCAGTAACTTCAGCTAACTCAAGATTGATCATAGCATTTTCTTTTTTAAGATCTT